GATAAAATCTTTCCCGTCTGTGAATGCGCGGGTAATGAAATGCCTCAAGGTTTTATCTTTCCTCGCTATTCAGTAACTTAAACTTATCGTGTTGATAAACTTTACAAATATAAACCCTTTCTTGGAATTTTTCTTTTAGATATTCGATCCAATCCAACTCTATCTGCATATCAAACCCTTCTAGTTTGCGTCCATGAAATTCCATATAGAACTCGTCGATCCAATCGAACAATCCTTCAGTTCTCATTTTATCGAGTATAGGATATTCACCGCCTTCGATATCCATAACCAGAAGAATCTGATCTTCGGGACTGCAGGTCTCCTTCATCCACTTGGTGAAGTTAATAGCGGGAACCAGAATTTCTCCACGACCGCAGTTTATTTTGGATCCGTTCAGAGAACTGTTGTTAAGGTTTGGACCAAGATGCAACGTCATAGTCCCTTCTTCTGTCGAAGCAGCAACCTGCATCACTGTAACTTTATCCGAACTAAATTTGTTTCGAATACGAGCAGTTCTGGTTGGATGTGCTTCTATCGCGTACACATCCCACCCTTCGCCATATTCTTTGAAAAACATTTTTATGTCACCACCATCCCCTGCGCCAAGAAATAATGCTTTCTTATTACTCATAATTTATCGTCCAGTTTCTTTCGAATCACCTTTATTGTTTCCGGTTTCAATTCTTCTTTGTGACTTCCAATTTTGCCCTTTCGAGTTTTAAAATATCCCTTTACTCTATTGGATCTCATATTAATTTTTCCTGCACGCTCTAACTTCGATAAGTTATCGAACTGGCAAAATTCAATCGCCTTTTCTAATTTATCAATGTCTACCTGATCGAAAAGAATTTCAAATGCGGGAAGGATTTCTTTAAGTGTGTTCTTCTTCATACCCTCGTATGTCATCGAATAATCGAAATTGAATTGTTTTATAATTTTTGAGAATTCGAGATATCTTTCTGTTTGGTCGATGCAAAATTGATCTATTGTGTTCGTTTCCGCTTGTTTCTTTTCCTTTCTCTTTCCTCTTTTCAATGTATCGTCGTAATAAGAAACCAAAACATCCAAAGGGTCGCGGGAAATATTGATTAATAATCTGTCTTCACCTTTCGACAAAATTTCTTTTAGAACATCATTATTACTTTCTAGTCCAAATCCAAGGTGAGTGAATTTATATTCTTTCGCGTTGGATTTGGATAATTTCTCATATTGACTGATGATTGTTCTAAACCATGTACGTCCGCATTTTGGATACGAAACAATATAGATCATTAGTGCTTCCAATAATTCTTCTGAGCGCCAGTATCGAAATCGAATCCGAACATATCGATATCAGACTTATACCAATCTGCAACGATTTGAATCGTCTCTGGAGTATAGAGATCCATATACGAACCCTCGTTCAACCCTGTAACATTACGGGCACGAGACATTGCAGGAATATTAAAATATGAGCAAAGGTCTTCATTTAGATTTTCGAATCTCATCATGTGGCATCGAAGTTTACCGTTTTCATCGCAGACGTGATCGGTGGTAGGATACCATCCGCGAATTGCTCGATGCCACATATAATCCTGACCGCCCCAGTCGAAACGACTTTCGAGAAAATGCTCGAACGAATCAATCTTGTGCTTACCAGCAGGTTCTTTCTTCTCCACTTCTATTACCTTCTTGGCGAAGAAATAGCGCGAGACGACACGATCCCATGGGTTACGCGCCACAGCGAATGCGCTGTGCATAGTTCTAAGATCTTCCCTGTAATCTCTCCATCGAGCGTGTTCGAAACCATGATGATCGCCAATAGAATCCATCTTTTGCTTTACGGCAAGAGAGTATTCGCGACTCTTGTGATTGTCTGCCGTTCCGACAATAATCTTATTCGCTAGTTGGGGACTTCGGCGGATAGTCATTCCAGCGCATTTAGGGATGTGGACAAAAATTGATTTAATCATTTGAAATCACCTGCATTAATTTTTCGACGTTTTCACCTGCCTCTGGTAATTTGTCTTTGAGGAAGAAGTGGACGAAGTGACAGTCTTGAATGTTCGTATTAGCAGTATACAAACCGTTCCATTTACTATCCATATGTTTGATAGGAACACGATACTTTTTAATGAAATAATTTAAAAGGGTTTGATCGGTGCTCCACTTCCATGCGCCCATGCCGTCGACAAAGTTCTGAAACTCTGCTCGCTCGATAAACTGTTTCGGCGTTTGACCTTTAAGGAATGGTAAAAACAACTCTGAGTTCAATAAGATCATTCCCATATTGAAAAACTCAAACCCCAAATTGTTTGGTTTGAAGTCGATACCAACTTGGGGTTTATGTAAAGTTTTGTATTGCATTACAGAGTAGTTGGTAATCTTGCCTTTGTATGCTTCTGTGATCGGCATCTCTCTTTCGCAAACTGCTCCGAATGCATGATGATTTCCGAATTCGCCCCAAATACTCGGAGCGTCTGGTCGAATGTAAATATCCGCGTCTATGATTGCAATTCTATCGTATTCTTCGAGGTGTGCGAATGCTTGTTCTTTTTCATATATTGGAAGATATCCGCCATGTTTTTCATACGATTCTTTACTTCTATTTGTTATAAACACGTTTGGTTTGATTCTAAGTTTTGGAGTTCTCTGGACAAAATGATCGAATCCGTGTCGGTCACAATATGCAGCAACGCTATCGATACAATGCTTGTAGAGTTTAGAGTTTGCTGCCTTACCGATGCAAACTTGATAGATTAAGACTTTCATTTATTATCCCGTAATTCATCTAAGGTCTTTTGTAAGAGTTCTAGTTGTTTCTTAACAATCCAGAGATTGTATTGGGTGTATGCCAATACACCCAGAAGGAAAAAAAGCATAAAGTCGCTCATCTGTAATCCTTTATTACCTTTGACATATCTTGTTCGGATATATCATATTCGAAGAACTGATCCCTTTTATTCTTTCTTGGCGAGCGATCTAAGTATTGATTTTTGTGACGATTTTTCTTTTTATTACGAGGGTCATAACGAGTATATTTTGCCATGTGTTATCGAACCCCATCCTCATGATAAGACCCATATACGCAATGCATAAGTTCATGCCCCCATGTTTCTTGAGCAGCGTGATCTCTTTGACTTTTTGGTTTCACAACGAATACATCACAACGTCGCGGTGCAGTTTGCGTTTTTGGATTTATTGCCCATCGAGCAAGACCTTCTACCTCTGGTCCACTATTGTATCGTTTGCTTTCTAGGTATCGGTTCAACGCTCTCTGAGATGAAAAGGTTTTAACATTAATTGTGAAGTCTTGACCTTCAGCATTGTGCTCTTCAACGAGAGAAGAAAACTCGCTATCGCACGAAATAAAAAGTAATGCACAAACGATAAAGATCAAATAGTTACGCAACATTTTCCAATCTCGTCATAAGTCGTTCTGCGCGGTTCGTGACCTGACGATACCACAGACTGTCCCTTCCCTCTTCTGCGGCACGTTTCCAGTCTCTGTCTTCGAGCGCGGCACGGAAGTTTTTAAACTTTGATAACCGAGTTCGACCCATATTGAACATCATGTTAACCAGAATCTCTTGCACCTCATCTGGCCATGCCATAAACTTATTATTGTAAAGGGCAACACACTCGCATTCAGCAATGTGTAGATCTTTCTCGAATGCTTCCCAGACGCGATCTTCGGAAATCTCTGTTCCCTCTGGTTCACCATACTCTGGGTCGTCTTTCACAATTAAGTGACCGACACCAAAGGTTGGATAACCCAAGTGGTCTTTGTAGATTTCGTACTTTACGCCTTCGTCGATTTTAAGTTGTTCGAAAACTCTTTCTTTGTTCATAGTCCCATCCATTCCTTTGTCATTATATAGTCCCTAACGAAATCGCTCCTGACGATATCCTCCCATGAGAAAGTGATAACAGAGAAGTCTTTCATTTGGTCCAATATCTTTAAAAATTTATTTATACCTTCCTTGTCGTTATTGTTCTTGAAGTCTGTCTGGCGGTAATCCCCAGAAAAGATAATTTTGGTTCCCTCGCCCACTCGAGTGATCACTGAATCGAGTTCGTGGAAGTTTAAATTTTGACACTCGTCGACCAGAATGATACTGTGGTCAAAAGTGATGCCTCGAATATAAGATGTAGATTCAAACGAGAGATACTCGTTGTGAATCAATTTCTCATATGCTTTATTGTCGTCAAACATTTCTGCTGCAGCAGAGCGGTATGGTCCAGTGAATGCTTCTAGTTTTTCCTCGAGAGATCCAGGAAGGTATCCGACGTCTCTTGTCGGAACAACCGAGCGAACTATGATTAATTTCTCATAGGTCGTCGAGCGGTCTAAGATTTCCTCGAGAGCGAGATACATACCGAGGAAAGTCTTTCCTGTTCCTGCAGTACCAATCAGTGCAAGGTGATCTCCATCTTTCCATGCAGCGAATGCTTCTCTTTGATTTTCCGTGATCGGTTCGATTGTGCTGAGATCGTCGATTCGAATATTCATCGACGCTGCTTGCTGTTGTTTTGTTTTCATTAGTCGTTTATCGTATTATCTACAAAACCATATTTTTTCTTCTGTTCAGACGAAAGACCCGAGTTACCACCCGCACCCTTTTTGATTTGTTTTAGTTTGTCTTTCCAGTCTCCAGAAGTCTTACTTAAAATCGATCCAGTATGAGAGACTAGTTTAGGCGCACCAATGATCACCTTCCACTCGCCTTCTTCTTTTATCTTCTCCATTTCGGAGATCGACACGATAACTTCTTTTTCTTCGCCAGTTTCAACGTTACGCAGATTATATGTTGGCATGATAGGTTTCCATATTTAAGGGAGAACAAGTCCCCTCGAAAGGGGACAGGTCCAGATAGGATCACCCCCTTAATCGAGTCTCAACATCAAGGATCGCACTTCGTAAAAAATCTTGTTTTTTAGCGAGCGCGTGTGCCTTATTGACATTGCCCCTTTTCTCTAATTTGTGAATATAATGTCCAAGTTCTTTTGAATCTCTTTTCAGTCTTTCTAACTGATTAAATGCTCCCATAGGTTGCTCCTTATTGTTGTAACTACTTGGTTATTATAGACTCATTATGTAAATATGGTTGTGCCTCCTTAATTGATTTAATTCACAGTTCTCAAAAATTTACTCACGGATTAGATTCGGAAACGCTTCTTGAACGAGTTTCTTCGTCAGATATCGGTGAGGACTCTTCTTGTTAATCATCGAAATCACAAGTTCAGCATCACGAGGATGAACAGACTCTAGCAGATCGATGAACATTTTTTCGCGTTTGATCTTGTTGAGAGAATTACTCTCGCGAAGTCCTTTCACGAAATACTTAAAATTGAGGTGCTGTTTCAGAAGGGTCGAAGGTGGAGATGACTCTTCATTTGGGGTATATGGTGGAGTACCATCCGGAAGGTTCCACTGGATGGTTTCGTCGAATGTTCCTCTAAGGATATCCAACACAGGCATGATATTATTTTCCTGTAATACTTTAATTCTTTCATCTCGATTTTTCGCTTTCGTCGCTTTATCGAGAATCTCGAACACTTGCATCTTGTGCGTTAGTGCCATAATAATAAATCTCCATCAATTTGTTAACTACTAATATTATATAGTCTTTCGTAAATTTTACCCATTTTCCCCCTCGGTATCAATACCGAGATGTTTGGAATGGATTTTACAACCTATGAACTCGTTAAAATAATCGCCTTTGAGCAGAACGTCTCTATCGAACTGCTCTTTTGCCTCGTAATAAGAGCATTGCCCTTTGGTGGTACAGAGTCGAAGTATTTCTCTATGATATGCTTCTTCGCCTCTATCCTCAACCAACAATTTCAATTCTTCGTTCGAACCGTAATATTTACGCCAGTCTGATTCGACTTTCTTGATTCGCTTTCGAGTCTTTCCTTTTAGTGGTGGAAGTTTACGAGTAGACCAAAAGAACTTTTTGCCGATGTATTTCTTACCTGATTCTCTCTCGGTGATGCAGTATACGAACCCGACATAATCTTTTAAAAAGTCTTCATCTGGATCAAATTGAATTTGCTTTCCCACGAAAGGGTCGAACATGTGCCATGTCATACATTATTTTTCCCACTGCGCATCACTAGGAGAACCACACATTGGGCAATGTGTTGGCGGTTCCTCGCAGTCGTACACAATGAGAGTAACTGTCGTGTCGCAGACAGGGCACTCATGTTCGTACTCGTATTCTAGCAAGCAACTTCTCCCCAACCCCAGTCGCCTTCCATACTAACGACTGAATATTCGGTGACTCGCTTCTCAAAGAAATTATCATGAGACGCACCATTCAACACCCAGTCTAACCACGGAAGTGGGTTATCCTTTTGATTAAATTTCGGTTTCAGTCCCAATTGAAGTAGACGGCGATCAGCAATGTGGCGGATATATTTACGGACTTCTTCTTTTGTGAGTCCTTGTACTTCGTTTCCGTTGAATGCTAAATCGATAAACTTATCTTCAAGAGCGACTGCATCTTTTGCCATCTTATATATCTTGGATTTAAGTTCGTCGTTTACGATACGAGGATGCTCGTCGCAAAGTGTTCTAAACGTTTTGGCATTACCTTGTACGTGGAGGGTTTCGTCTCGGATAGACCACTCGACGATTGTACCCATACCTTTCATTTTACCGAAACGCTGAAAGTTGAGGAGCATGACGAATGACGCGAACACAGAGAGACCTTCGTTAAATACTGACTGTGCCAACGCAAGGGCAAGACCGGTGAGACTGTTGCAGTCTCCTTCTTTCATGAAGTCGATCTTATCTGCCATCGCCTTATATTCGAGGAACTTATGATAGTCCTCGTCTGGTAGTCCGAGTGTGTCGTTCAACAACGCGTATGCACGCTGATGGACTGCTTCTCGGGAAGCGAACGAAGAAAGCATATTACGCACTTCGTTATTTTTAAAACGTGGGATCAGCAGTTCGTGATAGTTCTCGCCTACCTGAACGTCTGACTGTGTGAAAAGACGGAGAACTTGAGTAATAAACTCCTTCTCGTCTTCGGTTAATTTTGTTTTCCAATCCTGTACATCTTCACTCAATTCTGCTTCATCTTCAATCCAATGGATCTCTTCGTGTTTCTTAGCGAGATCAACCGCCCATGGATACTTGAACGGTTTGTATGTTTCTGAAAATTTAAGAAGTGACATAGTTGTTTTATCCTTCGCATGCGCGACATTCGTCGCCTGAGATTTCTGTTTGGGGACTCTTATTTAGATGTTCAATGAGTTCTTCATACCCTCCGATATAGGTTCCGTTTAGATAAATTTGTGGTACAGTTCGAACCTTTCTTCCGGTCACTTCAGCAGCAGTTTTGCCGACTTCTTCTAGGTCGATATAGTCGAATGGAATGCCTT